GCTACATCAAGCTGCGAGACGAGATCATGGAGACGGAGAAACAGCAGCGGCTGTACAACTACAATCAGTTCGTCGAGATGATGGACGTGATCGTGGAGATGTACGGCGACCAGTTCACACGCGACGAACTGATCAGTGAACTGTCACCGGAAGACATCATCATGGAATTCGCGATGATGGATGTCAGCGTCGCCGCGAACGTCGACACGAAGGTGGAGAAGTTCAAGGAAAATTTTACAAGTGGCGAGTGATGCCGGAAATGACGCTGCCGTACGGAGAGGATGAACGGATCTGTGCGGCAGTGTCTGTTCGACAGTACAGGCGGTACACGGAGATCATGGAACAGAACGTCACCGAATCGATCGAAGACGCGGTCGAAGCGAATGCGCGGATCCTGTCGGAGATCTTCGGCGTGCCGATGACGCAGATCAGGAAGATGGACGCGGAAGACGTCATGACAGCGGCGAAGCAAGTGCACTTCGTCATGCAGGACGTCATCACGCAGAAGTTCCTTGATCTGAATCCGGAGCATCCGGAAGCGGTCGAGAAGGAAGCATCAGCGTTTGACGAATACGACGAAGAAAACGGATACAACGACGACGGAGCACAGGAAGAAAGAAACTTCTGGCAGATCTGCCGGGAGAACGTCGACCGGGTCGTGAAGCTGTGCATCCGGCTGATGAAGAATTCATATCAGGACTGCATGGAAGCGGACATCATGAGCCTGCTTGATTATGTGGCATTTGAGATCCGGACACTGAAAGAAAACTAAGGGAAGGAGCGGGACAGCGTGGCAGACGTAAAGATTAACATACAGGCCGAAACACAACAGTTTCAGGCTGCTATGCGGCAGTGTTCCGCAGAAATGAAACAGCTGTCGTCCGAATACAGTCTTGCGGCTGCACAGGCGAAGCTGTCCGGATCCGCACAGGACGGCCTTCGGGCGAAGGTCACAGAACTGACTGGCAAAGTAGGACTTCAGAAAGACATCGTCGAAAAGAACGAAGCACAGCACGCAAAGCTGAAGCAGGCGCTGGAACAGCAGAAATCGACGCACGACACGCTGAAGACGAAGGTCGAAGCGGCGAAGAAGGCGTACGAAGCAAGTGCGAAGGCCACAGGCGAAGATTCTGAACAGACGAAGAAGCTGAAGGCAGAGTACGAAAAGCTACAGTCACAGCTGGGAAACACAGAAAGAAGCATCCAGAAGACAGAAACAGCGATCACGAAGCAGGAAGGCGCGGTCACATCTTCAAAGGCGAAGCTGGCAGAACTGGAAGTACAGCTGCGGAACGTGAACGCGGAACTGGCACGGGCGCCGTTCGATGCCTACGCAGAGAAGGCGAACAAGATCGGCGGAACGATCACGAAGGTCGGCGAAGCGATCATGCCCGCGTCTATGGCGACGGTCGGACTGGGAACGGCAGCAGTGAAGACTGCCGCGAACTTCGACACTTCGATGTCACAGGTTCAGGCGACGATGGGTCTGACGAAGGATTCCACGTCGAAGCTGAACGGCGAAACGGTCAACACGATGGACGCGCTGTCGAAGCTGGCGCGGACGATGGGAAAGGACACAAAGTTTTCCGCCAGTGAAGCAGCGGACGCGATCAACATCCTTGCGATGGCAGGCATGGACACGGATGACATCTATTCCGCGCTGCCTGCGACGCTGAATCTGGCAGCGGCTGGTAACATCGGCATCGCGCAGGCCGCAGACTATGCGACGGGCATCATGTCCGGCTTCGGCATGAAGACGCAGGACGCTTCGAAGGTCGCGGACGTTCTGGCGGTCACGGCATCCAGTGCGAAGGGATCCGTGTCTGACTTCGGCGCAGGACTTGCACAGGCAGCAGGCCAGGCATCCATCACAGGCCAGTCATTCGAAGACACAGCGACAGCGCTGGGAATTCTGGGAAATCACAATATATCCGCAGCTGAAGGCGGAAACATGCTTCAGCGCGTCCTGAAGAACCTGTATCAGCCGACATCGACGGCGAAGGACGCACTGGATGCGCTGGGCGTGTCCGCCTACGATTCAGAGGGCAAGGCAAGGCCGCTTCAGGACGTTCTGACAGATCTGCGGGGCAAGCTGGGCGAACTGTCCGAAGAGGACTACAACAGCGTCATGGGGCAGATCTTCGACACGGCATCACTGCGTGGCGCGAACTTCCTGATTCAGGATTCCGGGGAAGCATTCGACAATCTGCGCGCGAAGATCGGCGGCGCATCCGGCGCGGCTGAAAAGATGGCAGAGGTGCAGCAGGACAACCTACAGGGACAGCTGACCATCCTGAAGTCACAGCTGGAAGAACTGGCGATCAGCTTCGGTGAACTGCTGATGCCGAAGATCCGCGAAGTCGTCGGCAAGATTCAGGACTTCGTGGACAAGCTGAACAACATGGACGAAGGACAGAAGCAGGCGATCATCCGGATCGGTCTGGTCGTGGCGGCAGCAGGGCCTTTACTGGTCGCGCTGGGAAAAATGATCATATTCACGGGTCAGGTGTCCACGCAGATCGGGAACATGGTCGAGTGGTACACGAAAGCGGGCGGCGCATCCGGGATACTTGCGAAGGCACAGACAGGACTGTCGTCGGCGTTCAGCTTCCTGACATCGCCGATCGGAATCGTGATCGGCGTCATCGCCGTGCTGGTGGCGGCATTCATCCATCTGTGGAGGACGAACGAAGACTTCCGGAACGCGATCATCGCGATCTGGGAGCGGATCAAAGGCGCCTTCCAGGAATTCGTCGGCGGCATACAGGAAAGGCTGTCAGCACTGGGAATTAACTTTCAGTCAGTCACGCAGGCAATCGGCGCGATCTGGGACGGGTTCTGCAACCTGTTAGCGCCCGTATTCGAAGCGGCCTTCGGCATCGTGGCGACGGTACTGGAAACGGCCTTCGGCATCATCACGGGGCTGCTGGACGTCTTCATCGGCCTGTTTACAGGGAACTGGACACAGGCATGGACAGGCGTGCAGGAGATCTTCGGGGCGATCTGGGAAGGCATCAAGGGCGTCTTCAGCGGCGTGCTGACGGCGATCCAGGGCGTCGCAGACGTCTTCCTGGGATTCTTCGGGACAAGCTGGTCAGAAGCCTGGACGAATATCAAGACGTTCTTCGAAGGCATCTGGAACGGTATCAGCACGTTCTTCACGACGATCTGGACAACGATCAGCACGACCGTCACGACATTCTGCACGACCGTCTGGACGACGATCAGCACGATCTTCACGACGGTCGCGGAAACAGTTTCGACGATCTGGGAAGGAATCAAAAGCGTCATTCAGGTCGCGATCATGTTCATCGTGGAACTGATCAGCGCGGCCTTCCAGCTGATCACGGTTCCGTTCCGGTTCATCTGGGAGAACTGCAAAGAGACGATCACGGCAGCATGGGAAGCGATCAAGACCACGGTGTCGACCGCGCTGAACTTCGTGAAGGACAACATCATCACGCCGGTCATGACGGCGATCAAGACCGTGATCGATACAGTGTGGAACGGCATCAAGACCGTGATCACGACCGTCATGAACGGCATCAAGACCGTGATCACGACCGTCTGGAATGCGATCAAGACAGCCACATCGACCGTCTGGAACGCGATCAAGACAGCCGTAACGACCGCAGTGAACGCGATCAAGACAGCGGTCACGCCGATCTTCAACGCGATCAAGACCACGATCACGTCCGTGTGGAACGGAGTGAAGAGCGCGACGACATCCGCATGGAATGCGATCAAGTCAGGCGTGACGTCAGCCGTGAATGCGGTGAAGTCGAAAGTCCAGTCCGTCATGAACAGCATCAAGTCCGTGATGTCTTCGGCATGGAACAGCATGAAAAGCGCGGCGTCTTCCGGATGGAACGCCATCAAGTCGGCGATCGAAAGGCCGATCAATGCGGCGAAGCAGGCCGTGGCGAATGCGATCAGCGCCATGCGGTCGAAGTTTAACTTCCATTGGAGCCTGCCGCATCTGGCACTGCCGCATCCGTATATATCCGGACACTTCAGTCTGA